GATAAGGACATCCCTGCATGAGATTTCTATCAAAAGTGAGGGTGTCTTTTTTGGCATTCCAAAATCTCAATTCCTGACGCCACTATTTATAAGCAGTGCTTTGCTCTATATAAGCAGCGTTGCTATGTCAAAATAACCGTATTCAGTTTTTGTTCAGAGCATTTCTTTGAATGGTTCTCCAAACTTTCTTTATGGCATTGTGGTCAAAATCAAATTGAGGCCAGCCTATAAACAAAAAAATCCAACGATTTCTAACGTGAAATCGTTGGATTTATGGTCCGCCTGACACATTCTCACTCGAACAATTTTTCCCTTTACGCCACCCCCAATTCTTTCTATATGCTTCTTTCAAACCTTACTTTTTCTCGTACATAGTATCCGCTGCATTATACAGCATCTCCAAAAACTGTCCCGCCGTTGGCCGATGATCCAGCGGGTATCCCGCCAACACCTGCACTTTCTCCGGGTCAGTTTTCCACGCCAGCTTTGCCGTCCTGCGAACAGCACTCTCCACAGCCCTCCAAGCATGACCAGAAGCTTCCGCCACAGGCAGATAAACTTCCTTCTGCAAGGCTCGCAGCCGGTCAGGCCTGGTGCAAATCAGCGTCATACACTGCCGGAGAGTATAATAATCATTCTTTGTGCGAATGATACCCAGAGGGCGCAGCAAGTGGTCAAATTGTGTATCAGTCATTCTAACACATCCTTTCGCCCATCATGCTACGCCTTTTGTCGAAAGAAGTCGAAAACACAAACTCAGCCCCGAGGAACCGTCAGGCTCCCCGGGGCCGTTGTCAGCTGCCGTTCTTTTCTTCCGCCCGCTGCTTCAGCACGTCCACAGCACGAGTCAGCGCCGCCGGGATGGGCACACCCATCAGTCCGGCATTCTCCACGATACTGATAGTCTCATTGCATACAAACGCAATGACAACGGTGTCCCGAATAAAGTTCGACCCGATGACAGCATCCAGCCTGCAGGCCACCAGTACCACCAGCAGGCTCACACCCTTGCGGCACAGGCCCTTCCAGCCTGCCCGGCTCTCAAGGGTGCCAGTTTTGGTCTTGGGACTGGTGTGGAACACCCCCGCCACGATCAGGCCGGTGATGTAGTCGATTGCCATAAAGATGATAAGCGTCTGCAGCGCCGTGTCCCAGCCGCCCAGCAGGCTGGCAATGGCCCCACCCACAATGCCGATGGCCGCACAAATCTCATTTTTCATTGTCATTCTCCTTTCACTTTGCCCAGCCCCTTGCGCTGGATGATGCCTGCGTAGTCCTTATACGCATGGCTCAGGTCTATCGGGCCGCTCACGCCTGGGATCTTGCCGCTGCTGGTGTACTGCCACATGCCGTGCTTGCGGGCGGGGCGCTTGCCGCGGTAGTCCGCGATCCACAGATCATAAGCAGCGAGGGCGGCCATGTCGAGGGCGGTGTCCGCGAAATTGGTGTAGGTGTACACCATTGCATACAGCCCCCACGCTTCGAGTTGGGCAGCGGCTTCGGCCACCAGGGCCGAAAGCTTTGCGGGGGCCAGGGAGCGCAGGCGGGGGTCCTCCACATCGATGGCAAGGGGCAGCTGGAACGTTTTGCCCCGGAGAGCTGTTTTGAGGGCGGCCAGCTCCTCCTCCGTCTGCCGCTGCGTGACCGCACAGGTGTAGTAATAGCCGCCCACGGGCAGGCCCAGCCGGGCACACTCGGCGTAGTTGCGGGCGAAATAGGGGTCGAGGTAGGGCTTGCCGCCCTTGCTGCCCAGCACCCGCAGCATCACGCCGTCGATTTTGCCGCTGCGCTTCACCGCGTCCCAGTCGATGCTGCCCTGCCAGCGGGAAACGTCAAGAATTGTTCTGGGCATTGATCTGCGCCTCCTTACTGTGTGATTTCCTCAAAGCCGCTCTTGATAAGAATTGCCTTGACCTTCTCCTTCAGCAAGCGGGGGCAGCGCTCATACAGAGCTTTTGCCTCCTCCACGGTCTCAGCGGACATAATTTCCTGTGCCCATAACATAGCCATCATAAATACCATCCTTTCGATTTTTTGTGTGATTTTACGCATAGACAGTCTCGCTCATTTCCAGCAAGCACTGCTTCAGCATTTCGTTTTCGTTTTTCAGCGCTTCCAGCGTCTCCGGCAACTTGTCCAGTACCTCCTGCCGCTGCTGGGCTTCCCTATGGGCCTTTTCCTGCGCAGCCAGCTCTTCGGCGGTCGGCGGCTGTGGCACTTTCCCGTATTCGTACACCTCATACTCCGCCCCGCACAGCCGGATGCCCCAGTAAGCTTCCCCGGGCTGTGCATTTTGGTTGTGTGCGTTCACCGCAGCCTCGATCGCGCTGTAATCTGCCGGGGTGCCGTCGGTCTCGGTCGGTACCGTGTACCCGGGGCGGATCGTTGCTTCTTCCATTTTGAACTCTCCTTTCCGGGTGCTCAGAAAATATAGTTAATCTCCCCGAATAACTTAATCGTTGTCACCAGCGTATTCAGCGGCAGCACGATGCAGGGGCGCAGACCGTGCGAGTCCTCTCTGTGGCCGCCTGCACTGCTAAAACTACCATCCTTATAGAACATGTACATATAGTTGCCGTTGTAGCTTCGCTTGGAGCGTGTCCAGTATTCATTGTCTGCTTTTCGCTTGTCGGTGGCAGCAGTCGTGTAGTCGAAGTAGTCCAGCTTTGCACCTTCTTGTGCCATCAGACCATCTATGCCCTGCCAGGTGTAAACGCCCATCTCGACCGCGGAAAGCAGAAAGCACTTCCTCGAAAGGCCGTTCGAGCCGGAGGAAACCTTGTCCGAACTGTAATCCGCCTGTTTCACGTAGGGCAAATGCACGGTCATCAGGCGGTTTGCCACACTGGAGGTGATATTTCCGCCCGGGTAGTTGACACACCAGTTGTCCAGTGCCCATCCTTCGTAGCCGTAGATGTAACTGCCACTGATGGAAGTGGATGCCGCAATGTTTGTTCGCCAGAGCCATGCGCCGTTGGCCGTGCTGTCGTACAACCCGCCGCCCGGAACGCCCTTGTGCACCAGCTTATACCAGTAAGTATTGTTGCCGCTCGGGTCAGCAATGCCAAATTCTGTCCCCAATGCAAAAGAGCTGATGGGATTGCCGCCGTCATAGAACTTCTTGGCTACGCCGTCCACGCCGATATAGCCCTTGTGCACCTGCCTTGCGGTACCGCCCACGCCGATGTAGATCTTGGAGACCGATTTGGCACTTCCGCCGATTCCGGTATAAATCGCCATGTTCTCTCCTCCTTATGCGTACACCAGTAGGATAGAGCCGGTTGCAAGGCTGCTTCCCGAACCGGGGTCACTGGTTTGGGATGTAATGGTGGTCACACCCAGCCAACTCTGCATAACCGACTTGTTGACATCCTTGATTTTCGTACCGTTGTCCGTATAGCCTGCAATGTGCGTCAGATTCGACGTGTTAAGGCCGTCGCCCGCATAGCCGACTTGGATTGTTCTGGATGCGTCCTTATAGTCGGTTACGCCGGTTGCTTTTGTGGCGGTGGTTGCATTACCATCCAGCGAACCAATGAATTTGTTGGCCCTGACATTTGCAAAAGAGCCGCTTCCTCGACCGTCATTAAACCGATACTCATCAATGGTGTTGTCTCGATATCCCAAGTAGACTGTGTTGTTTTCTGGGATGCCAACAAAATTCACTTCATTCTTGTTCTCGAACTCCAATTTCGAGTGGTTATGCGCACTCGGTGGAAACGTACTCGGCTTATCCGTCACGGAATTCCAGTCCGTCTTGATGCTCTTGAACTTGTCGCCCACAGTCTTTGCATCCGCCGGTGCATCGGGCACGGACAGGGTCTTGTCCGTGCCGGCCCGTGTTCCGGCAAGCGCTGCGGCATCCTCTGCGGCTTTCTGAGCCTTTTCTGCTGCCTGACGGCTTGTAGCTGCCGCTCCCGCACTGGTGGATGCCTCCCCGGCCTTGGTGGCGGCGGTGGAAGCGCTCCCCGCAGCGTCGGTGGCCTGCTGGGTGGCAGTGTTTGCCGCAGCGGTGGCCGTCTTGGTGGAGGCCGCCACGTCGTTCAGGGCCGCGGTGCGGGCCTGTGCGATGTTCTGCAAGGCGGCGGTGTGCTCCGTCTCCGTGTCCTGCAGGGCCCGCTTGGCGGCGGTCTCGCTAGCCTTGGCTGCGGTCTCGCTGGCGGCGGACTTGGTCTCGCTGCTCTTGGCTGCATCCGCGCTGGCTTTGGCGTTTGTCTCACTCGTCTTTGCCGCATTCTCACTGGCCTTGGCATTGGTCTCCGACGTTTTTGCGTTGGTCTCGCTGGTCTTGGCTCTTACCGCACTCGCTTCGGCCTCCTTGGCCTTTGTGGTGCAGGTGGCCACACTTGTATCCATGCTGTCGGCACTGGCCTTCGCCTTATCCGCGCTGGCTTTCGCGTTGGTTTCGGATGTTTTTGCGTTGGTCTCACTGGTCTTGGCCGCGTTCATGCTCTCCAGCGCCTGCTTGGCGTACTTCGTCACCTCGGCCACGAACTGTTCATAGATGCTCGGCGTAATGTTCTCGGTGGTCGTGTCGGTGTCGATGGTGTCATAGCAGGTGTACTTGCCGGGCTTGGTCATGGCAATGTAGCCGCTGTCGTTGATGGCCAGCAGCATCCAGGTGCCCTCTTTTTCCAGCGTCCAGCGGCGGTCCACCAGCACGCTGTTGTTCTCGTCCAGGATCTGCGGGTCCGGCTTTGTGCCGCTCAGGCGCTGCACATGCAGGGTCACGGTGCAGTTCTTCCACTCTTCCGGCAGCTCAAAGCGGAGCTCGTCCACCTTGGCGCTCCGCACACCGCCCAGATACAGCGTCTCAATGTTTGCCCGAAACGTCGAACCATTGTCCTGCAGCTTTCTGATCTTGATATCCAGTTGGCTCACAGTTTCACTCCCTTCCTGCCCCTATCCTATCACGCCCCGCCGGGTGCAACTACCCCGGACATACAAAAGGGAGACCGTTCTGGGTGAACGGTCTCCCTTTCTTCTAAGCAGGGCTCCCCTACTAGGGGAGCTGTCACGCAAAGCGTGACTGAGCGGTTCACCTCACCCCTGCCCACTCATCCTTGCTGTTTTTTGCCTGTTCCTCCTTCTTTGCCGCGTCCTTCACCCACTGGGCAAAGTTCTTCTCCTCGTACATCTGGCTGCCATCGGCCTTTTCCAGCTTCAGCAGCATCTGTTCCAGCTGTTCCCGGTCGCGGTCGTTGCCCGCCAGATACTCCTCCTTCACCGCATCGGTGATCTTGCTCTTGATCTGGCTGTCCGCTTTGCCCGCCGTCCGCAGCCGCCGGATCTCATCCTGCACGTCGCTGGTCCTGCCGGTGTCCACCGCTTCAGTCAGGTCATCGTACACGCTGCCCTCGGTGCCGCCCGCCAGCAGCTCGTCTGCCTTGCTGTCGATGGCACCGGTCACAAGGTCAATCACCCATGCCCGCTTTTCCGCGTCAGCTTTCACACCCTCCCGGATGCCCAGGGTCTCGTACATTTCCCGCACAAGCTGCTTTGTCAGCTCCTGGCGCTGGCTGTCTTTGCCCTCGTTCCGGGCCCTGGCCGCCTGCTCTACTTCCGGGCTGTATTTCTTCAGCCGGTTCTTCAGCTGGCTGGCAATGGTCTTTTCGTCCTTGCCCATGGCTTCCAGCTTCGCCATAGCACCGCTGGCGTTGTCCGTGTCCCCCTCGGCAATGGCGTTGTACAGCCGATCATACTGACCGGTGGCGCTGGCGGGCAGGGAATTCAGGCTCAGCTTCTCGCCGTACTTTCCGCTCGTCACCGCATAGGCTGCATTTCCGCTCCATTTCCATGCCGCTTCCAGCAGCTTTTCCGCATTCCCGGCCGGCAGCCCCTTCAGTTCCAGTCCGTCCTCCATAAAGGTCAGGGCCGCTTTCCGCAGCTTCTCGTGGTATGCTTCCAGCTCTTCCTCGTCCATCTCGCCGGTGTCGGTGGCCAGCAGCTTGTACATCCGCATCGCCTCAGTTCCCAGATCATTGATAGCACTCAGGTTCGGGGCACTGACCACATCATAGTCCTTGCCCCCGGCCACGTTGCCCACAAAGCTGTACAGCTCGCTGCCGTACAGGAACGTGCCTGCTGCGCTTCCCACATACAGGTCAGCGTACCGCTTCAGTAAACTCCATGCGGTAATGTCGCCGTTCTCGTCCTGTTCCCGGTCCCACCGGTGCAGCAGGAAGTCCGCGCCGATCTTCATGGCCGCAAACACTGCCGTCTGCACGATCTGGCTGGTCACCGCTCGGTTCAGGTTTTTCCCGGCCCGCTTCACTTCTTCTGCCGTCTCGCTGCTGGGTGCAGCCTTTTCCCGTGCCTTCTGGGCGTTGTAGTCCAGCACCGCATCTGCCAGAATGCCGTAGTTCTGGAACC